GTCATGAAAATGTTAGCGGTTGTGTTCTGTGCAAGAATAGCAGATTTAATCTTTTCATTCTTAACAATATAGCCCATAGTCTTCTTGCTCATAATAGCAATAGTTGGTTTTGTTCCAGTCACGGATTCAACCTTAGATTGAGCTGTCTGTAAATCATCTAATGGGTCAGAATTTACTAAATCGCTCCACTTATCTGTTGCACCAGTTAATTCAAGAAAGTTATTAGCCAAGAAAGCACCGTCTGGATCATAATCGTATGTATAGTCAACTCCATTTGCTACAATTGCAATACCAGGTTTTCCAGTAGCCGGGGAAAGAAGTTGCATAATCATTCTTTCAGGAACAACATTTGCACCATCAATCAAGTTGTTTGAATCGTCAAAGATTCTGTTAATAACCTCGTTAGCATAAGGGTCATTAGAGGATTGCACCCTCATAATTTCTTGTTCATCTGCTTCTTTAACAAGAAAGCTTTCACGGAAGAAAGGCATTTCAGTCTCTGCTATTGCAACACCAATTCTATCTCTAAACTTTGATTTTGCATCAAAAGTACTTGGTGCCAAAGAAATTGGTAATCCTTTATTTCCTTTAATCCATTTTAAATCTAACCCCATCTTTTTCAGTGGGAAGAAGAAAGCACTTCCAAGATAGGCAATTTTATTGCTTGCTGCCTGAGTCCAGTTTAATGCAATTGCTTTCGCCGTAAATATATCTGATAATCTCATTTTCTAATACCTCCCTAATTATTGGAATGAAACAAGTGGTAGCGCTGTTTTAACAGCAGCTGCAATAGTCACCCCAGAATGTACCGCTGCTTTAGCTGTTTCAATAAAACCATGGATAACAATGGTTCCATTTGGATTACCACTATAAACATCTTTTAAAAGAACACCAACAGCTGTTGCTGTATTGTCAGCCACACCAGATGCATTAATTGGTGTTCCAGCTTTAACAATCTTTTGACCATTACTATCTGCTGTCACCGCTGTAAAATTAAGTGTGATTGGTTTTCCAACATAGTGATCATTTTTCAATATTTCTACCGGTTGAGTTATTACTCTATTTGTAAAGTTCATTACTTACTACCTCCTGTGTAATAATTAAGAGTAGACTGTGCTGCTTTAATCGATTCAGATTTTGCACCTGCAAGGCCCTCAATAAGTTTTTCGCCATCAGTCTTTGTTGAATTGTTCCCACCGCCTGGAGGTGGTGTGTCATTAACAAGTTGAGCCTTAACAGTTTTTTCTGTGGTTTCTTTAGTTGTCTTTAGAAGATTCGCCAAATCAGTGGCTAACGATGTAGTTTTATCAGCATCTTCACTAACCAGCCCAATCAAGAGATTCGCATATTCTTCTTGCTTCAATCCCGCACCTACTAGTATACTTTCAGCTTTTGACTTGTTAAGTTCTAGTGCATAGGTTTTTCCCTGTGTCTCTGAATCTTTAAGTAGCTTCTGGTACTTTTCTTCTACTGATAAATTAGCTGTTTTCTGATTCTCAAATTCAGTCTCAATTGCTTTAAGACGGTCTAATTCAGCTTTATTTACATCTGCTTTAGATTTCTCTTTTTGAACTTCTCCATGAACAGTGTTAAGATAATTCGAAATCTGTTCTTCTGTAGGAGATTCAATCCCTAAGGCTATTAACGCCTGTTTGGCTTGTTCTCGCGTCATATCTTTCCTCCATCTACACTTTTTAACGTTGGTCGCTTCAACATGATTTTTATTAATCTCCATTTCACGCATGGATACATATAAAAACGCCACTTAGTAAAATCCAATTGGAAATCACTTAGTGGCGCTCTGTGGCACTCTTTCAATATTTTGTTCTGTGTTTATCTTAGCTATGACTCCACATCTTGGACATTTGATTTCTGCTTGCCCTCGGAATGTTCCTAGCTTTTTATTACACTTTATACATCTGCATTCAGTCATTAACTCACCTTCTCTAAACTATTTTCAGTTGCTACGACCTTTTTATTTTCTATTGATTTCTCACCGTATTTTGATTCCATAACCTTACTAGATTTAATGTAAACATCTTCTGGGTCTGAATATAAACCACACGTTTTAATTGCTATTTGAGGATTTATCCCAGCAGCTAACTGATTCATTAGGGCCTGAGTCTTAACCACCATATTATCAGTCTTACTACGAGTAAATTTAATCTCTATGTCTGAAATTTTCAAATTGGTTACTTCATTGGTGTTGAGTATAGTTAAAACTATCTTCAAGAATTCTTTTTCAGATTTTTCAATTGGAAGTTCGTTAATTTCCGCTCTCTTCTCTGCAAAGTCCCAACCATTACGAAGATAAACAGCTTGTCCAGTGTCTCCACCAGTGTTTTGCTCTCTGTCTGGCATAGCAAGAATCTTTAGAGCATTGGAATACAAATCATCTTTTGCGACTTGTACTTGTGTTTGATTTAATTCATTTGACATCATTTCAACATCTGACTTACTACTACCATTATCTTTTATTTTTATTGCACCCAGATGACACATTTCGAGAAATTTATCTTCATCAATATCGCAGTTAACAAATTTCATGAACGCTTGAATAAACTGTTCAATTCCGTCCATTCGATTGGATTGTATTTTATTTATAGAATCCAGTAAGCTCATTACAATTTCAATATCGCTTAATCGCCTTGAGTTATTGGGATATTCAACTATAAGCACTCTTCCGATTCCATTGGCCTTAGTCTTGCCCGGTAAAATCTTCTTTCTGTCACACTCACAATACATAACAGGCGTATAACATTGATAGATATATTCACCAATATCAGTTTCGATTCTATGTACACCCATTAGTGGCTTATGACCTATATCGGAAGAATATACCACAAAGGTATCTTGAGGTCTTAAAACATCGATTCCGAATGGACTTTCATCAAGCGCAAGCTTATTTTCCACATCGTCTGGATAGCAAACCCTATACGAAGTACCGCATATGCTTTTCCAACGTCCTAATTCAACATCGTAATATGCTTTGTTTTCTGAATACATGTAATCATTGAGTTTCTGTATTTCTATAGATTTCTTTTCATCATTGCCACGTCTTACATATTGTACTGGCTCGCCAAAGTTTTGAGCTGTCATAAATTCAACAATCTCCAATGCGTGATTTTCAACGATTTTATTATTAATGTCTGGTCTAACTTCCTTAACTCTTTCAAGAATAGGCTGTCTACCTGTATAATACTCTTCAAGATACTTAATTTCGGCTTCATTCAGGATATGCATAGAAATTGCTTTATTCAATTCCTCAATTATATTTGTCTCATTAATAACACTTGCAGAACTATATATAATTTGCCTTCCGAATCTATCAGGCCTATTCGCCAACGGTAGTAAACTTACTAATCCCAAATACGTCACCTACTTTCTTATAGCTATTTTACCACTTATTTGGTATATCATCAATATTCTAACTACAACATATAGTGCCACAAACCATAACATATAATTAACATGGTCTTCTCATTGGCTCACAGTACCCAACTCCATGAGTCATAAAGTCAATAAGTTGCGCCAAGGAATCTGGGGCATCATCATGATCATTTTTCCCAAGTTGTACAAAGGTAGTCAATTCACTCATAAAGTCACGATACTCTCTAGGTGCATGCTTATCATCAATAAAATATAGTCGTTTTATATCAGGTGCATGTTGAATAATCCTGGATAACTTACTTTGCGTTGAGGGGGCTTTCTTATGGGATATATTGGTTTTAATGCCATCCGCGCGAAGAGTTTCATCTACCTTATCTGCATATTCATCACCGCCATTATTAGCTTCGAATCGTACCATGTGAGGAATATGTCTCTTTATTCTACCCACTACAATAGGCCTAGTAATGTCTTTATCGCCTTTATTAAAGATTACATCAGGTATATAGCCATCTTCTCCGTATTGGTAACAGAACGGCATAGAAAGGCTATCTCCACCACCCCACGCAACATCACATACTGCTATCTTTCTATCTGGTTCAATACCTGGTAGCGTGCCATTATAATAGTTGAGTTCATCAGACGGAAATACAAGACCTTCCCTCACAAATGGTTTACCTTGGAATTTAGCCATCCACTCATTCAGGTCAAGTTTATCTTTCATGTCAAGGTAGTAAGCCGTAGAAAATCCCTTGTTATAGTCATACTGAAAGTTACTTTCGTTATCATCATTAAGAGCTGGAATTACCCTGAATCTATATTTAGGATTATTTTTGTACTGCTGCTGAACTCTTCCAAGCGGATCCATAACATTCCATCTGGTACCAACC